TTGGAGTATTCTTTATTGATAAAGCAGGAAACTTAATAGGTAAAAAAACTAGAGATGGTTATTTAGATCCTATCTTATTGCAAGATGAAAGTTTCTCAGCTTCTTTAATTAAAGGAACTGATACAACTAAACAAAAAGATTCTTCATCTTTTTTGCTTGTAGACTTCTTAACCCTATTTTTAGGTTTAATCTGTTTCCAAGCATCATCTAAATCTACTGCTAATTTACCTCGATAGAGTTTTTTAAACTCGTCCTTTGTCATTCCTTCAAATGAATTTTTATTAAATTCAGTATTTCCGATTTTAATGATCTTGTTATTTAAGTTTAAATTTTCCATAATATTAAGGTATATTAACTGTGAATTGTGCTAAATCAAGACTCTTACTTAATGGTCCAACCGCTGGATTAGTTACTATTAATTCATCTGCAGCGGTTTGAGCTGGTATAACAAAAGTGTATAAACCTGCTGTAACTGTAGATTCTGTAACCGATGTAACGGTAACAACCGAACTAGTAGTATTGTTAAATACTTGAAAGTCTGCTAACCCCATGCCTTCTGCAGGAATTGGAGAAGTTACACCTCCAAAAGAAGTGTCTAACTGAACATCAAAACCAGTAGTAGTAATATTACTTACTGTTGTTGCTGTTACATCTACTAAACCACCAACCCCTAAAAGGTTTGCAGAAATATCACTACCCTCTATCATTCTTAAATTAGCATCATTTTCTAATTGAGAAATAATAAAAGATAAAAAGAATCTTTTTGTTTAGTTGTATCAGTTCCTTTAATTAAAGAAGCTGAGAAACTTTCATCTTGCAATAAGATAGGATCTAAATAACCATCTCTAGTTTTTTTACCTATTAAGTTTCCTGCTTTATCAATAAAGAATACTCCAATTGTTAAACATCTCCATTTTTGTAAGTTCCCTAACAAAACTGGATCACCTTTAATTATTAACCCTGAGAAAGTTCTAGCTCCCTCTTGGATAAATACACTTGATGTATCATCAAAAGTTTCTGTAATATCTTCTGCTCTTTCATCTGTAATATTTTTCAGCTCAGGAGTTGGATACCATCTACTTTTACCATTAACATCTTTTACTCTTGCATCTAAGTAGGTCTGGTCTAATATACCACCAGTCAAACCTGCTAATTCTATACCATTTATAGAGCCATCTGGTTTTAAATACTCTACTAAAATAGCTTGTTTTGTAACATCAAAGACTGGAAAACATGAGGGTCTACCCAAGTTACCGCCTCCCGTGCCACATGCACATAATACTGCCATCTTTTTAAATTTTAAAATTAATTACTTTGCATTTTAATTAATGCATTTACATTTATTGTCACAACTTAAATCTTCACGAATTTCCGCAAAGAGTCTCAATTCTATTCCAGATAAATTACAATCAAATATACTTTTTACCTGTGTTCCATTTTCGGACACATTAATCAGCGGTAAACAGTCGTATCGCATTTCGTCTGTGAATAGTTTTGAATTTTCTATTTTATTAATAAATAAATCTACCATTTGCTGCATCGGATCAATTACATAAGTATAATGATCGTCAGTTAACCAGTCTTTTGTATTAGCACTATTTAACCAGAATATCCTTAAATCAACTTCTCTATCTATCATGCTTTCTTTATCGGTATTCTTCCTATCTGTTAACGCCTCGAATAAATACGTAAAAGGACAAAGAATAGTTTTATCTGTTTGTGCATCTACTTCATTTTGTGCCATTTTTAAAGTGCCATGTATGTATTCTGGAGCAGATATACTAAAAGAACTCACTACTGGCAATACAGCAACTCCAATAGATTGTATTGTTATACTTTGGTTTATTACAAAAGAAGTTACTTTATACTTACTAGCTCCTATTGTGTAAGTTTGAGCAATAGATAGCCACCATGTGCAATTAGTTTCTAAGGTGTAAGAACCCCCACCATTATCAATAACATTGTTAATTTCAATAGTTTCGTTTAGTGTTGGTATAATATTACCTATAATATCTACTGTTTGCTTATTCATTAATCTAAATATTGTTTTTTACAATGTATTTTAATCATAACGGATAAAGTATCTTCCATTGCTTTCCTGTTCATTCCTGTTTTAGAAACAAGGCTAGTACTAAATTTTATCTTACCACTTTCTTTATTTAGATGTTCTTCTTCCCATCTTATTTTTTGTTGTCTTTGAAAATCTAACATGTATGGGCTGCTCATTGCTTTTACTAAAACATCAGCAGACATAACTCTATCTTCTATTCTGTGATTAACATAATCCTCTAAAAATGGTTCTCCAAAAAACCAAACCGAAGCCAATAGTGTAACTACTGTGGCTAATGTTTTTGATATATCAGTAATATGTTTCACTTACTTTTTTTTCTTATTTCGTCTGAGAAATACACAAGTTTATCCTCTATATTCAAAACCCTATGCTCAACTTTTTCAAACCTACTACTGAAAGACTCGTGTTTTTTACTTATGTCTAAGAGTATTTTATTTTGAAGTTTGTCGTTATTCAATCGCATTTGGTGAAAATCGTCTTTAGTTTCAGATTTATGCTCTGAAATAGCCTCCTTATTCATTGCCATATCTGCTATTATTCTATCTTGACTATATTGTGATTTATTAAATAAATGTTTTATAAAAAAACCTATAATACTTAATAATAAAGCCATAATTCCAGTTACAGAAAGAATTATTATTGTAGTTTGTGTCGCTTGATCCATTTAAAACAATCTCCTGCAATTAAAAGTTAATAAATTATATTTTTTATCTTTTATTTCTTCCCATCTTCTATCGAAATAATCTACTGTTAAATTAGTGTCCTCAATTATATCTGTTTTCTTTATAACAGTACTACAGATTATAGGCGTTTTACTCCCTCTTTTAAATCTTATTGTTTTATCATTGTATGTATATCTTACCGAACATTTAGGGCTTAAAGAAGTTGCAGCACCTAAAAGAGTTAAAACCATGTTCGGCTTGCTATATATACGTTGTATTTTGCTTCTGTCGTAATTATTACCTTTCATTTTTTCCCATTTATATCGGTTTCTGAATATTAATATGTAAACTACCACTATTATTGAAGTGTTTAAAATTTGTTTAAAATATCCAGAAGCATCAAACCCAAAACATATTAATGAATAATCTATAAAATCATACACAGATATAACAAGAACTGATAAAATCAAAAATAAATTTAATACTGTTTTTTCATGTTTTCTAAATATCATTATCATACACGCTATTTGAAATAGAGCATTTAATGAATAATATAACATATCAACTTCCAGTTTATACGGAAGCCAATTCGTTAATAGAAATATTATGCATAAAATTATCAATTTCTTGGAGGGGGTTTTACTGGTTTATTATTTATCCAATCTCCATCTTCACTCTTCAAAACTTGCTCATCTCTATCCTCTTGAATGGTTGCATCCAATTGTTTAACTAAAGTTTTAATTTTCTTTATTATCTCTTTTTGTTCTTTGTTCATAATTATTGGTTTAAGTAGTTTGTTAGGTCGTTTACAATAGAATCATGTATTTCTTGGGTATATCCATTGTCAATATCTGTTTGCGTTATAGTGTTTATTTCATTGTTAAGAATAAATAAAGCACAATCTATATTCCCATCTTCAATTACCGCTATCAACAAAGCTAGTTTTTGATATAAATAGTAAATATTAGAATCACTTAAATTTCCATCCCGATAATTTTCACCAAAGTTTTCAACCTTAAATGATGAAATATAATCTTTGCCCCAATTACTCCTTTTGTTGTTTAGTTTTAAATACAGTTCCGATAATTCTGTTTGGTCTGTTATTTCGCTAAAGCCTACAGGTTGAGTTTCACTATAAACTATAGATGGGATTGGCTCGTTATCTTCTTTATAAAATTTCTTCTCCATTTCTAATAATATGAATATGTTGTCCAACGATTAACGTCATGGTTATAAATCATTTGCAAACTCCCTCCTTGTGGTAAATCAAAATCACTTTCATCTGCCAACAACATTCTATTTGATGCTGTGCTTGCAGAATCGTTATCTTTAAACTTTAGCTTTTTATTTGTTCCCGAATTTATTATGGTTACAATCCTATTAACACCAGCAGCAGGAGCAACCATACCGGTAAAATCCCTATCATGAGCATCTGGGTCTATAAAATGAACATTAAAAGTGCCTAAGTTGTAATTGTCAATATCTACTGATCCCCCTCCTGTTTCGGTGTAGTTTGTTATTTGACTATCAGGCATCTGAGTAATTCCCGTAGCGTGAGCATAATTGCCTATCTCTATACTGGTAACATTACCACCTTCATCAACAACAGGTACGCCTCCTAGAATATCTATAGTATCTGTAAGCGTTCCAATAGTAACACCATCTTTTTTAACAACAATGTTTGATCCTGTTCCTGTATCTCCTTTTTCTCCTTTTGCTCCTTGTAGTTTAACACCCCAAAAATTAGACTCATCACCTATTAATGTTCCGTCAAAAGTTCCCGGATTTGAAGACTCTAGCCCTATTTGAATTTCTACATATTGACCGCTTGTTAATTTTAAAGGTCTGAAAGTAAATTCTAAAGACCAATAATCAGAAGCTGAACCACTGTTTCTAATATAACCAGAATCAACAGCCATATCTTGAATAACCCCGTCAATTCTTAATTTAGGTAGCGGTTGTACTCTTTGATCTCCTGCGTTAAAAATCCTTAAAGCTCCCCCGAATTGATATGTACTATTGTCAGATACAACTATTCTACTATTATTAGTTGAGTTGCTATGAGTGAATCCTGTATCTTTCTCGCTTTCAACATCCCAAGGCACGATTAATGGACTTGCCTCTGTGAAAGTGCTACTGTTATCCGTGCTTGTTAGAACTATAATTGGTAAAGGCTCTGATGTTCCGCTTGCTGCAACCTCTTCCCATGCAGCATCTTTCCTTGCGTACTGTTTACCATCTATAGGGGCTTCTGGAAAAGAAACCTTTGCTGTGTTTGCAGCTATTGCAGCCAAATCAGCACTTGTAGCAAACTTATTTGTACCTTCTGGAATATCATCGGTATCTTCAAAACTTGCTTGTTTAAAAGTTCCATTAACATAAATAACGGCTTGTTGTAAAGTAGTGTTAACTATTAAACTACGTTCATCTGGCGACGTGATAGCTGTAATCTCTGCCTGTGTAAGACCTTGTATGATGTCTTGTATTTCCATTATATTAATATTCTAAATAGTCCATCTGCAATATTTCCATTTCTTGACACCTCCACCGTGTTAACTCCTGTTCTTTCTACTCTCCATCCTAAAGTTCTACCATCTGAAAGTCTAAATACTTCGGGTTTTAAATCTAAAGTATTTAAGTTATGAGTTGCTGTAAAAGTTGTTCTACCTCCTGCAAAAACTCTTGATATAGAACTTTCAGCACTATCCAAGTTTACAGCAAAAAATGCTTTAGGTATGTTTTTAGTTAAAGCTATAACACCATCATCATCTTGATGAGTTTGTGTATAATCTGTAACACTTGGTGTATGGTTAACTATTAACTCTCCTGCTAATCCATCATTGTATGCTATCTGATTACAATAAGCTGAACCATCTGTTTTTACCTCTATATCATTTCCGCCAATAGCGACTGATCCAATAACATTTTGTTTAACAGTAGAATTTTTAGAACATACTACAGTACAATATTGATCTAAATTTATTGATGTAAAATCTGCTGAATCATTATTTGCTATTGTTATAGTTCCATATTTAGGAAACCCTATAAGACTAAGCACTAAACCATCCTCACTACCTTGTACAGCAGCGGTATAGGGATTGATAAAGGGAACTCCTGTAGATATGTACATGTCTAAATCAGACAAAAACACAAAAGCCTCCTCACCATTAAGGTACGTACCAGTACCAAAAGCACCAGTAGTATCTTTTAAATCTAAATAAGCTCCTGTTGTAGATTCCGTTAAAGCAGTTCCAGCAGTCATATCTATATCACTAGTTCCTGTGGAATTATCCACTCCTAATACAGATGGCAACCCCTGTAAAACTACATCACTTAATAATGCAATAGTTCCATTTTTATCAGGATAAATATAAGTTCTAGTTGTTGAAGCTGTTACCAATGAAACATCAAACTTAGCCCTCTTTGAAGTATCTGCAGCACTTACAATAGTAAACTCGCTATCTGTAAATTGTATCTTTACATTTAACCGCCTCCAATCTGATAAAGCACCAGTATTATTATCTCTTCTGTATAAGCCACTTTGATAAGTTGTAAAACCTAATAATGTAGTTTTCTTCTCTACTAAATATATTTCTCCTACCGCTGGAGTTCCTAGCGTTATTGGTAAGTTTGATCTAAATTCTACTTGACCATTCCAACCAGTACCAGTACCACCACCACCCGAACCATCTCTATTTAAGTGTATTACTGGTCTCATGTTTTAAATACTAAATTAAATTCAACAGTACCAGTAGTATTAGCTACTGCATTATAATTTATTCTAACAAATAGCCATGCAAAATGTATATCATCAAATGGTTGATCAATAGCAGCATCAAGTGTAGGCGTTTCATAAGATGCCCAATCTATATTATTATTAGATACTTCAATAGTATAAGTAGGGTCTGCATCTAATCCAATCGCATTAGGGGCTAAACTCCAATTATAATTATAACATATTTCTATTGCATCTGAAATTTCAGAAACAGAAGCATCATGAGATTGTCCATCTGTAAATTCAAAATTTATTTTTATCGGCTTACTCATATCAAACTTATTAATTCTTTACATTGTCCGTTATATTTATCCCAATCATAACTATCTGGATTGTCGCAAATAATCCATTGAATAGCCCAATAAGATTCTAAAGCCTCGTTATAGTTAGTAAATATATTTGTTTGTGTTGGCGTTGCTGCTGTTGAATTTGCCTGATCGTTTAATTGTGGACCTGCTATATTGTTTTTTACTGGTTGATCCCTTAAGTACTCAAAGTAAATAAATAATGATAACATTTCTTTTATGCCCTCGCTTCTTCTAATACCACAATCATCATCTTTACAAAATGGATTCCATATTAATTGAAACTTTGGATCAGTCGGTAATACTCCAGTTATTGCAAAATCAGTAGCAAACTCTTCATAAAGTTCACAACCTAATAAATCCTGTAAGTATCTAACCTCAAACTTATCAATATAATCCTGTAAATCATCAGTAGTGAATATATCTTTAGCCGTTTCTGATTGACCTTTAAAATCTGATATTTGAATGTACAAACTCATTTTTTACCTCTACGTTTTCCAGATTTTGATTGTTTCTTTAATTTTTTCTTTGAAGCTCCTCCACCAATCTCTAAAGAAGCTCCTTGCTTTTCCACCTCTATACTTAGCTCTTCAAATAATTCAATGTAACCTTCTTTCATCCATTTATCCGCTATTGGTTTTCTAACAGTTATAACCTGACCTTCTTTTATTCCTGATGGATGGTCTTTTTTAAATCTTACTTTCATAATTTATGGGCTTTTACCACCAAAACCCCGCTATCTTCATAGCGAGGTATTGATTAGGTAGTTAGGATATTACGGTTTAGTAATAGCTGTAATTCCTGCAGCTATTGAAGGAACATGCATAAATGCATTAGCATCTACATTTCTTACTAAAAAGTTTAATCTTTCGTAAGCCTTAACAGTTACCAACTCTTTTTCAAAGTTATCATTGTTTTCAAATCCAAATTCAACAGTAGTTCCTCTACGAGATACAACAGTTCCCTTTGTGGAATCCATGATGTACATTTCATCAACAGGTACTAAAGAATTTGTAATAACTCTAACAGCTCCAATATTCATTCCATCAGAAGTAATCCAATTAGGAATTAAATAGTTGTTGTTAGCATCCTTTTCTAATGTCATTAAACATTTATCAGCAGGATTTAAAAGAGCTACATTAGCAGAAAATTTATTATTTAAACCAGCATCAGAAATTTGACATGAAGCTACTTGAATTAAATCTACTAAGGTTGGAGCTTGTACGCTAGTAGCGTAAGATCCAGCAGCAAAAGTAGAAGCAACAGCATCAACAGAATTAAGTTCTGGATAAACATCAGTACCTAATAATAGACCTTCATCTACTTTTAAAGCTACATCAGTAGAAACTAAATCTCTAATTTCTCCACTAACCCATTCGTAATCATCCATCATATCTATACACACGTCAACATAATCTCTAACTTTAGCGATTTGCAACGTTCTAACTTGCCATGTGATTTTAGAATTATGAGTTGAAGCAGCACATGCAGCAACATTTTTAGCATCTCTAACAACTGATTCCTGATCATTATACTTAATGTATTCTTTGTTAGTATTTCTTTGATTGAACAAAGAACGCATAAACGTTTGCCTAGTAGCTATCTGACCTACACCCGGAAGCATATCCGCAAAATCAGTTCCAGAAGTAATATCGGAAGCACCTTGTGATGCTTTAATTTGTAGTCTTATATTCTTTTGGCTTGATTCTGCTAATGTTTTTAACTCATCAGCTTTTTCAGTTAATGCAGTATAAATTGCATTCTTAAAAGTTACTGGCTCGTTTTCCGTTTTAGCCTCTACTTCTTTTACTAATTTAGCAATTACACCGCCTTGGTTTTCCAAAGTAGATTTCATTGCTGTAATATTAGCAGAAGTTAATTCTTTAATTTGAGCGTCTAACTCTTCTTTTTTTGCTCCATCCTCTTTAGACTTTGCAGTTAATTCTTCAATACTTTTCGTTTGCCACTCTAATAGACTAGCAAAATACTTAGCATTATCTTCTTCGTTTAGCTTTGCTATTTCCTCAGAAGACTTTACTTTAAATTCTTTCATTACTTATAATTTTTTGAAAGGTTAGTAATTATATTAATTGTTTTTGATTTGTCTTCTTCGGTATCTTTATTAGATGGCTGGTTCAAATCAGTATCTTTTTTAGATGGCTCGATTAATTTCAAATCGGTAATTATTTGCTTCATTTGCAATATCTCCATGTTGATTAATCCACGTTGATTTTTGCTTTCCGAGAGCGATTTAAGTTGTGCATTTAATTCATCTAATCTATCAATTAGATTACTTTTTATTTTTTCGTTTGATCTTTTAGATTTACTACCTATTGTAGGAGTTAGTTCATTTGCCCCATAAGATACTACACTAATTTCAAATAATTCTATTTCTTTAACTATCCAAAAGAAACCAGCCTCATCTGCCTTTTCAGGGTTTAATGCTAAAGGATAGAACTCATCCCATGCTTTGCGTTCTGATTCATTTGTAGAATTTAAAACTGCCTTAACTATATTTACATATCTAAACCCTATTGAATGATTATCATATAACCCCTCTTGATAATTAATTAAATCATCGTTTCCTTTTGCTGTTGTTGGTATATGACTTTCACAATAAAGACAATCCATACCGTCTATATTTCTTTCTTCAATTAAATCAAACCTACCTACTACATTCTTAGTATTTAACACGTGATCAGATTGATGTTTTATTTTTGCAACAGCATTAGATTTTGGTCCTCTATCATTTATAGATTTAGAAGCACAACCTAACACTAACATATCTTGGTCGCTGTCAATAAAGAAATATGTATTAGCAACAAACTCAACAGTTCTTTTATCTGGATCAACCTGCTTTATAGAGGTTGTACCCTCAACAGTTTTAACACCAAAATGAGTAGCCATTTTTTGTTGTAGTGTTTTATTCTTCATTTGCTTGTATATTAGTTATAATTTTCGCAGTTTCTTCATCAAAATAATAATTGTCTATAAGTAGTTTTTGCTTACCTTCCGGTGATATGGGCATGTTTAATATTACATTAATACCATCCATAACAATCTTATCCTTTTCAGCTTCTAATTTTTTGTCATCTTGTAAAGCCTCTATACTAGATATATCTGGCTCTATAAAATAGTTTGAATTATCTCTTTCGTTCCATCCGGGTACGTAGAATTTATTAAAATGATCTATCTCACTATGTAGCGGAGGTAGTACACCATTAATATAAAAGTCTTTTGTATCTTGTTTAGCATTATTGTATGATGCCCCTTGCGGATCGTTAAACATTCTGGACTTAACACCGTAAACAGAACATAAATCTCTTAACTTAATTACACCGCTTTCTAGTATCTGTAAATCTGCTGGACTCATTGCAAACTTTATAAAATCAAAGTTACCCGAAGTAATCTTTATAGATCCGTAATTATCTCCACCACCTATTTTGTTTTTAAGTGCTTTATCTAGTTTCTTACCTTCTTCTGGTGTAGTTGCCCTATCTCCCTTAGAAGATAATAAACCTATTGCTCCTTTATTCTTTATTAAAGATGCGTCAGCAGTTATAATCTCATTAGAAGCTACTAACGTTCTATAAGCAGCAGATAAAGGACTCATACCCATTACTGCATTTTCTGCTCCCGGATCTGGATTAAACTTTTTTAAGTGCATCACCTCCTCAATATCTAAATTATAATCTGTACCGCT